ATATCACGGTCACATTAAGACACTAACTGGTGCAACAATCACAGCAGTGCCTAAAAACAGTATTGTGCTTGTTTACAATACATCAACAGGATTTACCCCAAATAAATATTCTACTGGTGTAGCCATCAATAAACCCCTCAGCCCAACATACTACTCATCTAGCACTACTAGTGCTATGCAAGTGGACGGAGTAGATGCTACAACTATCTTTTCAGTAGGTAGTAATGTATACGATGCAAATAATAATCTTGAGGGCGTAGTAACAGCAGTAGCAGCAACTAGCATAACCATAGGGGCCGGTACAGCATCTCAATTAGCAAACAATGCTATTTTACACACAGACGGGTTGCCTGAGGGTGCTAAAATAACATTAGCAAGAAAATGTAGAAGTATTCTCGGTACAGCGATTACAGCAGAAGTTGCTGATGGTTCTCAATACTATCGTGAATTGAAGAACAGCCTAAACATCACCGATGTCACAATTACTGCAAATGGAAGCACATCATCTACCATAACTATTGACGGTGCTAGTGGTAAAAACGTCAATGACCTACATGGTATGAACGTCAAGAAAGGTGATACGCTCTACTATTGGGAAGATACCGGAACGGACAAAATACGAAGAATAGGGTTAGTTAGTAGTATTGGTAGTGCTGATGCAAACGGCACTCAAACAGTTACTTTAACTGCTACTGGTCCAATTATTCCATCTAATGCTAAACTTGCAGTATGGACTGGCGACTATGAAGATAAAGACGCTGTACTAAACGCTACGTGGTTAAATCCATACGCACAAGGTGGATTACGCAACGGTGATACCGTATGGGCAAATATGTCGTATAACAACCCACATGCGGTTGAGGGTTTGTTTGCTAAGAGTAGAGGTGTGTTGAACGAATCACAAGTATGGAATGCGTTTGATAATGGTGCGGGTGAATTAGACACAACTAATCCAAGAGACAGCATACCTTTAGAGAACTTCTTAATTGGCAATACTTGTCTAGAAACTGCAAGAAATTATGCACAACATGTCAATAGAACAATTGAAGAAAACTATCTAGCACTTGGACTTACATCGGCACAAGCGCCTGTTGTAGCCTATATCGACCCTTACTTGTCTACTGACGAACATGCACGTGTATTACTATACAACGTGGCACATGACAAGGAGTTTATCGCATTTCAAGATATACACATGCAAGTGCAGTCTAGTGCTCAGGCTACACAAATAGGTTGGCCTAAAGAGGTTGTAGAAAGCGGTGGTACAACTAGGAGTGCATTACACAAAGTCAACGCTGCGTACAACGGTGCTGGTCCAAGTCCATGGACCACTCAAATAGATGTTACAAACGGTTTCTTATCTCAGAACCCATACATACGAAGTACTCAACAATCTAAGTATATCGAAAGTGCTTACGCACACGATTTAGCAAACAGACATACTAGTGACTTAATTGATAGCAGTACTATTGCTAGTTTGGCTACTGCTTTACCAACAGATGGTAGAAAAATAGAGGGTGCTAGATTATACGGTAAAGCACACGGTCATCACGTACACACAGGATATTCCTATGGTGGAACAACCAGTGGACTTTCAACAGGATACAGTCTTACGCCTAGAACTAACGATTCTGTTGCTTTACATAAGCAAGCAAACGCAAAGCATTCGTTCACTAGAATACCTAGTAGCAACGCAAACTCGTTTGTTAAGAAATTAATAGAACATAGAGAAGCAACAACTGGTTGTACGCTAAGAGACCCTTCTACATTCTTTGATACACCTGATGGTACTAGAGTTATACCTGCATTCTTGTGTCTAAAAGGTATTAGAAGTTCATCTTTAGATTTGACTAATCATACTGAGAGTAGATTACAACACCTACCGCAATGGAAAGATATGGACTTTGTTAGACGTTTAACATTGGATTTAGGTGAGATTAGTCAAAAAGACGATGTTGTAGATACATTGTCTGCAACAGAAGAGGCTGTTAGATTAATTAATCAACACGCTGCACTAAACGGTAGACTGTTAACTGGTTCAGCGCATGACCCTTCACCGTTTTGGAATGTAGATAATGGTGACAAGGGTACACACATGGGGTACATACGCGCTCACATAGGTAGAGAAGTACAAGACCTAAACGGAGATACAGGATACACTATTGTCATTCATAGTACAGTGCCGGGCGCAAGTGGAAGAAACTTCTGTGTGTGGCTAGATAATAGTAAAGGGCAGAGTGTCTATCAACCTCAATTCTTAGTAGGACATGGCGGGAGATGGCGTAACTTTTGGGCGTTGCCTGACGAAAGAGAGGGTGAAAACATGCACCCAGCGCCTATGCCATTAAACAAACATGGTAGACCGTTTGCCCCGATTACCACACTACAACAATACGTTACATCGGTAGAAAGCGGTGAAGAAATAGAAAGTGTCGTTGAGTTTGAAGATAGTAGCGTATTGAGAGCAGTGTCTGATTCTATAAGTGGTAAGAGTCATAACACAATAAACACAGAATCTTTAGACATTAAAGGTTCATCATCTTCATTAGTCAAGGGTTTAAGAGTTGGTAAAAAGGCTATCTCAAGAATAAACTTTGGGGGATTAGTAGCAAGCGGTGTACCGGGATTTGCGCCCGATGTCGGAACTTGGGGTTTTGGTAAAATAGGTGAGACTAAGTTCAATAATAGGTATGGCGCATTTAACACTCAAGGCACTGCTCATACTGGTTTAGATTATTCAAATCATGTGCCAACATCAAACATAATTTCTGATAATATAGGTAACGGACAATTATACGGTTTTAGATTCAGAGACAACTTAGGTGTAGAAAACGGTATTAGATACATTTATCGTAAGATAGGTGAATCGTTTGCAAACAGTAATACTACATTACCTTCCACTATTGAAGATGAAGTATGCGTTTTCTTCGACGACAGGGATGTGGGACAGGGTGGATTTACAATAGGTAAACACATGCATGGTGTCGGTGATGCGACAGGTAGATTAGATACAGATGCAAGTGGTGTCACAGAAACATTGCAGTATTGGAAGGGCGCTAGATGGAGAGGCGTTAGTGCCCCAAATGCTACACTTCTCGTTAGTGCTACTGAGGATACCAGCGCTAACACATTAGTAATAGCCTTTGACCAAACGCCATATACAAGCGCTAACACCCCACTTAATTCTGCTTTTAATGTCAAAGGGGATATTTTGGGTTACTTGGGATTCCCGAAGAAAAATGGGATTATACAAATTACAGATTATGACGCGACGGCTGATGTTGGGATTACAGTATCTTATACATCAAGAGACCACACTACATTTTACGGTTGTACTGGGTTAGTAGCATTACCGGATGAGGTATTAATTGCTTCTGTATTAAATTGGACTACGCTTGTAACAGATGAGTTAATCGCTGCTGCAACTGCTGCTGCAATAAACGCAGGTAATGAAGTAAATACAGAAGAAGGGCATGTGTTTGATTGTAGAGAGATGTATGCGACAGATGGTCGTACATTCGGTGAATGGGGTGTGAAAGAAGATGCAATACGAATTAGAGCCTATAACACTCAAAGTCCGATAGTACCTCTCAGTCAATCTTATACTAGCGTTGTGAAGAGAGATTACGGTATCCACGCTTCACACTTAGAGTTTGGCGAAGTGAGAAGAGTAGACAAGGTAACAAACGGTGAATGGGACTTCGATACTAGTGAAAGTGCTGGTCATGGCACAAGACCAGTAATTGATACAAATATAGATGCTAGTCAAGGCATCGATTGTGGTTATATACCACATACATTACTTGAAATAACTACTGTATCAAAAGGTCCAAACTCAAACACAGCGTCACCTAATCTAGTTGATTCAACTAATACCCCGATTGATACTACCACTTGGAACGAAGGGCTAAAGGGTATACAATTTACACGTTCATCCGGTGACCACATACTACCGATGATTGATAATCCCCATGTGCACTTTGGAAGCAGTCAGAGTAGTTGGACTACCGAAGTGACACTAAGTGACAACGTAGACCCATTCCTGATACCATCGGGTGCAACGGCAAGCAACGTAATATTGCCAGTAGGCGAAAGAGTAACCGTGTGGTTAGGAGACTATCCTATTGAGGCTGAGAGTCAAACAGGCTCTAATCCACGTACTAAAATTAGTTGGTTAACAGCAGATGCGGGAGATAACTTTCCTCAATCTATGGCTAAAGCAAATATATTGCAACGACACAATAACAAAGAGTTCGATGGATTGCGCTCTATTGGTAGCGTATTTTCTGAGCCGATAGTCTACTTCCGTGGTGGTAAGAGTAGCAAAGACCACAGTGTACCGTTGTTCTTTGGTGGTGGATTTAGCGGTGTAACACTCGACGTAAACGATGGTACACAGAACGACTATTCTACTTTCTACACCCATCCATATTCTACTGGACCAACTGGTGTTACTGGATTACAGAATGCAAATGAAATATCTACGAGTTACGCTATGTTAGACGGAAATGCAATGTTTGCCTTCTTCCCCGGCGCTGCATTGTGTAATCAACATCGTGGTAGTATTACACCACCTGCATTCAATCAACAGAACATACTAGCACCTGATTTATCTAAAGGGGGTGTGACATATAGCGCGGGTGAGATAAAAGCAAAACCCGTACCGCTTGTATTGAGATTTGCCCATCCAACAGCGCGATATGAAGACCACGTAGACGGTACAGATAGTAAAACTACTTATCTGATATTTGGACCGGGGCAAGCGTTTCCATTTACACAAGAAGTAGCAGATGCGGATAGCGGTAATGCTGCTAATACTAAAGAGCCGTTTCCGGGTAGAGTTGTTGTAAGCGGTAACACATGGGCTTCTATACCACTAGACGAATCAATAGCCAATTCAAGACACGTATTCCCGAATCATATTGTTAACGAGAAATACAATTTCATGCCGCCGAGCAAGGTATACTACGACGCTACTGCGGGTTTCCACTGGAGAGCGATGGTGAATTGGGAAAGCCCTGCTGGTTACTGTTGGAAGGGTAAGTTCTCACAAAGACCTGAACATGGTAGGCACTACGGTCAACAGTTCAATGACGATACACCGCATGATGTTACAGGTACAGCGCAAATAGGATACGACTTAACACATATACATCCTAAGATGCATACGCCTACTATCGGATTCGGTATCACTATGGCGGCAGATACAGTATGGCACATGGATGGTGGTTTCCATCCGGGCGGCTCATGGCTAGACAATCAAATTACATTTAATCCACCACACGCGGGTAAATCTGCTGCTAGAGTATTGAGTAGCAATTGGGAACGTGCAAACCAAATACATCCTACTGCGTTTAGAACTTCGGGTGTGCTTACAGGACGCATTCTAGATTACATAGGAAATGGTAGCGAGGCCGTAGCAACAGCAGATGCAAAGATGGAATACATCGTAGTAGATGCGACACGTTGTCAGAACGGTGAAGAACTCGCTACTGTACTAGGCGCTGCAATAAACGCATTCCCCGGCGCTGGGGCACTCAAGTCTCTTGGTGGCACACACATGCCGTCTATGGGTAATGCGATGCGTCAAGATAGATACGGGTGGATACCGCTTGCTGGCACATCCACTTACGTAAATAATAGTGCTACTGGCAATTACATAGATAGCCCATCGAGCGGTTCACAAACAACATTAGAACAATTACCCACATCGGGTTGGATTAGATTACATCAAGGGACTAACACTAGATTCGCTTGCTATCACTCTAGGGAAGTATTAGCAGATAGTAGCGATTGGAAAGTCAGGTTCTATCTCGCACCTAATAGATTAAACGGCCTAAATAAACTAGAAGCGCCTGAAACGTGGGAAGTACTCAAAGATGGGAGTGGGTCTTTCAGTGAGGCCATTTCTAGTTCTTATACCCTTTATGTATGGAGCAAAGCGGGTACAATGCGTTTCAATAACGAGAATGTATCAGCACGTGACCACATGACGCAAGTTCACTTCTCAGGTATTGTAGACGCTGTTGATAGAACAAAACCAATAGGTGCAGTTGGTTGGCATGGTGAAAGATATTCTTATCTGAATAGTTTGAAAATAAGTACTACTATAACAAAGAATACCAGTTCTACAACAACTAGCGGATATGCTGCTGGGTTAGGTGCATACCATGAGATGCTTAACTTCTCACCATATGGAACTGCTGGTACAGTAATGAATGTGCATAGCAACATACCTGTTGTAGCACCTATGCAGGGTAGTCCCGAAAGTACACCTACAATTGACGGTATAGGAAACGCATTAGGTACACATTTAGTTAAATCGGGTTTTTATTCTAAATTAGATTTAACGAGCGGTAGTAGTGCTGGTTTAGGTTGGGATACTTACACTTACAACTTCAATGATACAGATGAAGCGGGTAATGCTAATCAATGGGTTGCACCTACTAACTACACCACTACATTACCTAAGGAACTAACAACACCACAGGGGTTGTACAGTAGCGCATTCCTAGTTATCAGTTACGAGTGCGAGAGTTCATTAATTGCAAAGTTCGACAGAGATGCAATAACTGCAAACGGTGACTGGTTACAAGTCATAGGACAAGGTACTAACCCAATCACATACGCCGGTACTACACAATGGGATGAAAGATTTCACGGTCAAGATAGATTTATCGCACCCGCAAACGCTGGACCGAATGTAGAGGCTCTAATCGTTGAAGGTACAACTGTACCTGTCGGTACACCGTCTAATGGGGACTGGGCTGATACTTTATTCTCAGGCGGCTCAGGCTCATACTTTTACAGTACCACACCTACTGATTTGAAGTTGCAAAACGCTACACCGGGTCTAAACAAGACAGGCGATTTACTGTTCGACCTAGACCATTCTGTTGGTTCTGCATTACTACATACAGACGATGCATACCGAAACGTATCTACTGACAAATACTCAGGTACAGACCACAGCGATGGGTGGCCTAACAAATATTGGATGGGAGATGTGAACGCATTACAAATGTATAGAGATTCAGCCGCAAAGAACTTTTCAGTAGAGAATATAGTGTGGAAGAGAATGGATGGTGGTAACCTCAGTATGCCAGCAATCAACGCTCGCGGTCTTGGTGCAGTACCGTGGATGACACGCGTAAAGAGTAACACCGCATACCAAACAGGTGAGAAGATATACGGTAACGTAAGATTCTCTTTCGAGACCACAAATAGTGCTATGATGCCTATACTACAAGCACGTGTTAAACATACCAAATGAAGAGATACAGTTCCAAAGCATCACCGTAAGAGATGAGACAGGGCAAGTACACAAGATAGAGGGCGGTAGTCCACTGGGGACTATCATACGTGGATTCCGTATACCTGAGAACAGAGGTGTGAAAGGTAACGCACCTGCACTTGCTAACAGTGGTAAGATACCTAACTTGAAGGTACAGTTACCTGACCCTAACAGTATACCGGGCAATATAGTTGTACGTTCAGGATTCGACCCAATACAAGCATACCAACATGAAACAATCGGTACAGGCGGTATGATACACCCTGATATGGGCGAGAGCCACATCGGACATCTATTCGACAATAGTGTAGCAGGTCCACGTCAAGCACCTACATATGAGAACCACAATTGGGAACGTATCAATCCAGTAACCTTTGATTCAGAACTAGGTGCATGGAATGACAACTCTCCATTGCAGACTAGTTATGAGTTACATGACCGCACATTATTCTTCCATGTCACAAAGATGGGGCACACACATACACACAGGTATCCAACTGTCTATACACATACAAGTGGTATAGAGAACGACGTAGTATCTGTAACAGCGTGGGATAGTAGCACAAGCATACTTACTATCGATACAACACACGGAAGCGATATACTCAATGCAAACGTCTTTGATGCTGGATTCGGCACTAAAGAAGATACTCGCAAGTTCCTACGTGTGTACAACCCGACAACTGATGAAGGTGCTGTATGCACATACATTGCGCAAAGTGATAATACATTAGATGTTGTTGGAGATGTCAACTTCGCCACATTCATGGCAGGTCAAACTGTTACAAATCTAAAGGTAGTACCTTCGTATTACATACCTGCTGGAAGCAATAGATTCTTCGCAGCACGTCGATTACGTGACCATGCAGAGGTTAGTGGTAACTCACCTGATATGGCTAATACATTGTATCATGTATCGGGACAAACGGTAGGATACGACGCATATAGCAAGCCGGTATTGACACCTATGCCATTCCCAAGAATGGGCCATCACTTCGTCACACCAACAATGCCGATGTTGCCCGGACACTGGGCACACCCTGCTTACCAAAGCCTATACAGGAGACATTTGATTGATTACCAAATGACAAATGGTTTTGTTGATTCTAGTAACTTTGCTAGTTATGCAACTGCTACAAATAATAAAAGCGACATTAACTCTTCATTCAATTTAGATAATAATTTACACGCTATGGACGCGGAGATTAACTTTAGTGGGATAAATGCAGCCCCCAGTGGTCCCAGCGACATACACGGAGGGGCATTCACCCTTATGTTCGAGAGCGGTGTGAAATATGACGGTTACGGTGTGTTAGCGTCATCTGACGGTACGAGTACATCATTAGCAGCAACAGTGAACAAAGCGGGAGGGCATAGTATTGTTCTTGAGGCTGCTAGTGAGTACACACAAGGTAGACACTTCCCTGACCCTGCTGAAGTAGGTGCTTACCAAATAGTCATACAACCTAATGTATTCCATAATCAGTTAGTCGGTTACCATAATAATTCAGGTGCTGCATTAACCAGTCAACAGATAAACACCGTTATTGGCATAAAAATGGATAGTGATGGTAATGTCGATGGTGCTAAGGGTGGTATGACATTAGTGTTAGCAAAAGCAACACAAGCAGATGTGCGTGGTTGTGAGGTATTCATCAACGAAGCGATATTAGATATCAGTAATGACCAAGGTAGTCAGTTTACAAATATACCACCGTTGATGTTGTATAACCATATAGGAGTACAATTAACAGAAAGCCCTGCATTTACTAGAAAGGGTTTCCCATATAGCAAAATGTTTAGCGATGCGACCCCTGCACATACTCTACATGTACCGTGGTGGAGTATATTACACAAGAATGCAATCAAACATAACGGGTCAGCAGTTTCAGATGCAACAAATTACAGAAAATTATCTCAATATAGCCCCGAAGATTACTACATGTTTATGAGAAGTACCTTTGGAAGTATAGGAAGTCAGTTAACAATTAACGGATATACCTCAATGTATTTTGATATATACGATAAATACAATAAAAGTATAAGTCTAAATCCAAAATGTACTGTTGTATCTTTCAATACTAGTGGAACAATAGTCGTAGATAACGCAAATACATTCCCAATGTATCCTTATTATAAACAAGAAGTGCAGTATACAGGTAAAAATGGAACAATTTATTCTAAAGAACTAACAAGTGTTAGTGGAGATACGGCTGCGACAATAAATATACCCAAAACATTGACATTAGGTGCTAAATCAGGTGATGATGGATTTTGGGATAACATATATGATGGTGCAATACTTACTTTAACACATAGTTACAATACATTACCAGCAGGTGAAATACTTACAAATAAACGTAAGAGTGTATTTGCGAATATATTACCTGATATAATTAATGGTAATCAAGATACACATAGTAATCATGTACCTGATGCATTCCTATGTATGTGGCATCCTAACCTTGGTAGACCTAATACATACTTCTCAGATAATACATCTCGTAGTTGGAAAGGTAATGCAGTTAACAAAGCAGCATATAATTCATTACCTGAACATTTTGAAACTATACATTATCATGATTTCACACATGCAATGAGTACAGGTCCATTTGATTTCTTAATTAAAAGACCCGATGTAAATAAAACAGGTGTAGTGACAGTAGGTAATAGTACACACGATGCTGGTGGAACTAATTTAATGCTTAGTGGATATTGGCCTTGTGGTAGTCGTGGTGGTCCACATGCAAGTAAACTAGACTTGTATGGTATGGCATCTATGCCATGGAATGTGCATGAAACGTCCACAAGTGCTGATTTTGCCTCTAATAGCAACTTCCAATGGATAGATGCCGATGATGACGGTAGTTATGCAGTATCTTCGGGTATTACAACTGGGGCTATGGACCAGTATAGAAGAAGACCGTATGGTTACCGTAACGCTGTACGTCAAGCCTATAACAGACCAAGATACGACATTAATAGTGTGCGTGCAATATACGAAGCAGATGCTTCAAGCGCTGCTGGTACTAACACTTTGAACTACGATGCAGGTCCACTTGTACAAACAGAATCATACAGTAGTGCATGGGCATACGGTGGAGGTAGTGGTCTTAGTTCTGCAACTAAACCTATTACATACGTTGGTGTGATGGAGAGGCAGACGAACTTCACAGGTATGCTCAACCAAGACCAAGAGGGTTGGCAAGTCAGATACAGCGATGGTCGAAGGATGACTAGACCATTTGGTACACCAGTGCGTACGATACGAAACCCAACGCGTGTAGAAAGAGACTGGTGGGGTGATGAAGAGGGCAAGGGCGAAACAAGCCTATCTGTGGCCTCTCAGTACTATCTGATAGATTGGTGGGGTAATGAGCGTGGAGAGGACGTAAGGCGTGCTCCAGTGCGTGGATTCGGTATCAGACCATCATGGGACTGTGGTGACGCGTATGACAACGGTAGCAATACCGCACATGCACGTATTTGGAACAGTGGTAAACCTCTATTCAACCTAAAGGGTATAGCAGATTTAACCAATGGAAATATATCGGTAACTGACGGATACACAATACCTAGATTCGGTGGTGTGTTGAATAACATCAACAACAATAATTCTAATGAATTGGTAGATGTGTTTGCACCTGTGCATTCACTGCGTGTGGGTGATATGGGTAACGGAAGAGGTGTGAGATACCCAACTGCGTTCAATGAAGAAATACTCACAGAACTATCAGCACCAGTGCATAAGACTGGTGTGGTTCTCAGCCATAATACTGCTGAACCATTGTTCGGTGATGGGTTGTTACGTCCCCGTAACGCTATACTGCAAGCCGATGAAGTCAAGAGGGGCATCAGTTCTAAACTCGGTATAGACGACAATGGGTTGTTAAAATCAGAAGCAACTGTCAGTGATAGAATAGAAGAGATAGTTGGTACAAGCGTACACAAAGATGTCATTTCACGCACTAGCCCAAGAATAGGGATAGACGCACAAGTCGTAGAAGGTGTAGAACAAAACCACGTGGTCATCAACACAGAAGCACATAGTTTACACACTGACAGAAACATAGGTCAGAGAGTTATATTAGAAGGTGGGTTACAAATTGAAGGTAGTCTTACAGATTTAGATTATACAGATATAAGTTTTACAAGACAAGGTGCTGGCTCTACAATTTCTGCTGTACATAGATACTCACACACTAACGTGTTTAGACCATATGGTGGTTCATACATAATAGAGACAAAGAGTTATGCTGGTTTGTTCGATGATACTGGTTGGGGTGTAGCGTCGTTAACTGGAAGTGGTGATACTAGCAACCCTTACCAAGATGCTGATGAACACAATACAGATACTGTACCGAATAACGAATATGATAATATCGTAAAGTTCCTAGTCAGACCTGTAAGAGTTTTAGATTCCAAACACACAGAAGTATATCGTATACACAATTCACTTCACACGGGTTCTCCACAGTACACCCAAAATTATCTACACGCAACATCCGGCGGTAAATATGGTATATTCACATATGAAGTGGAGAATGGTAGAACAGCCACTGATAATATACCAACCGGCAGGGGGCTACCTGATGGTAACGGACCATACATACCGATATTCGTATTCGACCATACTGGTGCATTTACGTCAGCGTCTAGTTTTGGTCCAAAGATACCCGGTGCTGGTGTAACAGGGTTTGATAGCGCTACTTTGAAATCTAGTGTATCTAGAGTTATTGTAAGTGAGAACACATTACAACATCACCGTTCAGATGCTCCTAGAAGAAGGCAAGAGGAGGATACAGACGATGAACTCAAGAGAAGTGATTACACAGTAAAACCTAGATTTAGCCAGTCTTTACACAATAAAGGACACAAAGGTGATGTGGACTTCAATGTCACAGACCATAGCGGAGATGGTGCGTAATGGGGTTAATTCAATCATCTAAAGGACGTTTTAGTGAAACCCTGACAACTATAATGCATGATATTAGGCAACCAGTGTTTGTGGATAACGCAGTACACTATGCAAAAATAGAGCCTAGAAGCACAGGCAAATCTAGAGTTACTATCGAAGCAGTAAATGCTGACAATTATGACTTAGCCAGTGAACGTACATACTCATTAGTCGAATCGGAATCTAGCGTTATCATAACACATACCGAAACTGATGGTCATTCACTGAAAAGCGATGTGTGGTCTAGTAAAGGCAAAAACACAGTTACAGATTTGTTGTATAGTGAAGACAACCCGGTAGACCGGATTATGAAGAGTACAGTTACATCCACAAATAACGGTTTACAATTAGATTTGCGCAATATGAAAGGTCGGACTTTGAAAGATATAGGTTTCAGAGATGAAAGAGTACACCTTGCACAAAGTATAGATATTGGATTTAGGACTACTGATTTAGCAGTTAGGTTATCACAAAACGTACCGAATGCAATTACTGCGGTAACAACAGGTTCGCACATTACAACGACTAAAGGTAGTAATAACAGACGTAAAGAAAGTAATACATTCCTAGCATCTGATTTTTATGGTGTGAATCTAATTACAGCCTTACGCTTTGTTTCAAGGCACGATAATCGTGTTACTATGGTTAACAGATACGGTGTATTGAATTACGTACCCTTCAATTATGCAGATATTAGTAGAAGAATAGACAGCAGTATACGATTCGGAAGGAAAAACACTAACCCTGTTGATAACATAGAAAACCGTGTAACAGTGCAAGGCAAACAAATAGCGCTAAATGAAGACTTGATTCTCACAATGGATGATAGGAGTAGACAACAGAGTAAATACAATACTGATGTATTAGAAAGTCTAACTCCTATCTTTGATGAATCTATTACAAGCATATCACGTGCAAAAACAGTAGCAAGGCAGATATTGAAAGCAAACGCATCTACAACAGGCTCTTTACAATCTAGAGGTCATCCTAATCTATGGGACGCAAGACCCGGTGATATAGTAGAATATGAAGGTAAAAGATTAACCATATTAGAAGCACAACATAGGGCGGCTAGTGCTTTGAGTGATTTTGTCTTCCTTAGTGTTGAATCGGGGCTAGAAGGTGTATTACAGGGTATAGAAAGTGGAAGCATAGCATCTTCATCTGTGAGAAGGCCGGATAAAACAAATCAGATTACAGATGAGAACTTTTCATTCTTTGACAGTCTAGAAATAGTGGTTACACCTACTATTACAGTTACTGAATTATCACATGCTGGTTTCCTAATTGGCCGAAATAGCGATAGAGGGGTGCTAGGTGGGAACAACGAGACTATCGGACTCATCGAAAAAGAAATTACAATAATAGAAGGGGAATCATAATGCCAGCAAACGACCATTTGAAACGATTAGTGATAGAAACAATAGCCGATAACATCAATGAAATGGTTATTGGGTTTGATGGTACTCCCGCTACAAGCAGTGATGGTAGTGCCGGTAGACCAGCGATAACAATAACACCTACTGTACGTATCATGGATAATTCAACATTACTTGTAGAGGGTAATTTAACAACAGCAAATACATTCGACGAAACACTCAAAGAAGTATTCGTGCAATTAAGGGGTACAAGCGGATTCACCCCGATTACAAGACATGTTTTCAATCCGATAAAGAAAACATCGACAAACGAAGTAGTAATCCAATTAATGATAGAGGTAAAGTGATATTATGGTAGAAAACGTCATTTCAGGACACACAACAACATTGACTGATGGGGATTATATTCTCTCTCCATCTTTAACTAATTTATTTGAAGGTATACACGGTAATGGAATCCTGATGTATGAAGACACAGCAACAGGGGACAGTAATAGAAACGCTAAGGCTACAAGCCCCGGATACGTTTCGGATAATGGTACTAACTCAATCATAGTAAGGGGTGGGTATGCTGTATTAGACGGGTTAATCATACCTTTTGGTAACATAGCCTCAGGTGCAACGCATACCATTACACTACAACAGAGTACTATTGAAGGTAGTACGTCTGCGCTAACTAGCGGTCAATCTTGTCTGTTAGTCGTTTATGTGTGTAGTGATACAGAATCTCCAAGGTATGGTGTCCACATAGAACAAGGTTCTCCTGTATCTACCGGATTTCCAGTAACGCCTGAAAGTTTCTTGAGTGATACAAGTGGACTAAACGGTAGCCTAAACCTTGCATCTAAACAAAGCACAGTGCTTGCAGTTGTGAAGTGCATCTACAATTCTGGTGCTGGAGATTTAGATATGGAGGTAGATACTGTATATGATGCACGTACTTTCATAAAACCTAGTCCTATTTATTTCAGCCCAATGACTACTGGTTCTCTTGGTAACCAAACAGGCAGAATAGACTCAACAGCAGACCTTGACGGTATGCATGGTGGTGGAGATGAAGTTGGGGGATTATCCTCATCCAACTTTGGTGGTATGTGGATGTCATACAGTTACGGTACAGATGGCTCAGATGGAGACCACGTGTTGTACTTTAGTGGTAAACAAGGTGGTACGAGAAGGACACACAGAATCGGCCCGAATAAAATTAGTGTATTGAATACAGCACAATCAGTTAGATTCGATGGTCCAAACATATTCAACGCAACACCAGCAAGCGGAGACATCAACCTCACACCTACTGGTACATTCCCTCCAAGCCACATGGTTATAGTGAATAACGCACAGACTAGTACACACAAAGTTATCTTCGACCCTAGTGGATTGAGTCTTAATGCTGCTACTGTCGGTGACGTAAACCCTTCATCCTCTGCTATATTCGTTTACAATGGTTCAGCGTGGGTGAAAGTATTCGCAACATCATCAGCAGTAGGTGCGAGTGGTTCAGCGGGTGCTATACAGATAAGCGACGGTAGTTCATTCTCCAACGACGCGCAACTCACATTCACCACAGCGAGTAACACACTCAACGTGGGCGGTCCGATAATTATGGCAGGTTCATTGCTAAAAGCCCCAACTGGTTTAGAGTTTACAAAAGTAGACGATAATCCGGGCGGTACAGCGTTTACTCTATGGGTGGATGAAGATGATAGTGACCAACTCAAGTTCGGCACATCAACAGTTCAATTGACTGATACTGCCGGATTGATGGATATAAACGGGCTTACAGAAGTGGCAATAGCATCGGGCGACTATATTGCCTTCTCCGACGAAGGGACTAGTA